ATTACCAAGTATATCAGTTACGTTTCCAATAACAACACCAATTTGTGTCATCATTTTATTAAACTTATTTTGCCCTGCTTCTGAATTCGTTAATGCTGTTGCTACTGCACCAATAGCGACAACTAATGCACCAATACCTGTTGCCATTATGGCTACACGCATTGTTTTAAAACCTTTAGTAACACCTCCTGTGCCTTTTGCTACATTTACCAGTGAACTGGCTAAACCACCAGTTGCTCTGTCAGCCAATTCCATAACACCTGTTAAATCTCCTGCTTCTTCTTTAGCTTCTTCAAGAGCTTTATTTGCTTTGTTACGAGCTTTAGTGTTTTCTTTAATATCTTGTTTTTCTTCTTTAATTAACTTTTTAGTTTTATTAATAGAATCTTGTATTTCTTTACGTTTATTTAAATCTTTAGAATTTGTTTTTTCTAATTGTTTTTCATAATCGCGTAATTGCTTTTCCAAGTCATCAAGAATTTCATCTTGTTGCTCTAGCATTTGATTTATTAAATCTAAATCTGCTTGTGCATCTTTTACGTTAGCATCTATTACTATTGTCTTAGTTATTGGCATAGCTTATTTCTTTTTTAATTTGTTTAATACCCTCTTTTATACTTGTAGGTAGTTTATTTTTACCTGTAGCAATACGAATATTCTCCGTTTCACCATTTGTATATTTTAATAACTCTAATATATTTTTTATCATAATTTTAAGGTTGACCACATAATATGTTTGTTATAACTCCTGATGAATTTACTGTCATACTCATAAGATATGAACTATCTGTACATCTTGTTGTTGTTTCGGTTGAACCATCTTGATAATATGTTCCTGATGCTAATGTTGTTGTTAATGCTGTATCTGTATATATAACATCTCCATTTGATAAATTTTGTGCAGCTCCTATTTGACTATCATAATAGTAATCAGAATAATTAGGATAAGTTTGATATACATCTGTTAACACCCTAAAATTACCAGATACATTTCCAATATAATTATTGTTAAGTAATTCCATTGAACTTTCTCCTGTTATTAAATTAGTAGTCATATTGTTTATATTATAACTCTGATTATTAATAACTACCCTATCATTCATATTTAATTTATAAATAATCTTCAATGGTAAATAGGCTTTTAATTTTGTCAATCTTCTTTTACTATTGAATATGTCTTGTATGTATGTTAAATAATTTTCTTGAAATAATGTTCCTGTAAAATCTGTATCTAAACTATATTCATTAATCTCTAAATAAAAGTTTATGTTTTTTGTACTTGTTGTAGAACTTAAAGTTAAACTATTGCTGGGTACATAATAAGAAGTCAATTGTGAATGAGTACCCGTCAAATCATCTTGAAATGATATTGGTGTTGTTCCAGAACCAGTTTGTCTAATAGGATAAAAAATTAGTGGTTTACCAAAAAACGCTTCAACATTGTCATCTACAAAATATCCCCATTGTATTGTAGTCTCATTATTTGGTGGAGATAGTGTAGTATTAGCATCTACTAATCTTTCGTATTGTAAATGTTCAAAAGGAATTTTAACTTGATAAACAGGGTTTGGAGCATCAAAGTTATTACCTACTGTTGCATTACCTGTAAAACTTTCTGCACCCCAACGTTTACCCTGTAACTGTTCATATTGTAAAGCTAGTAAAGTTCCTGTTCCTTCGTAAGCAAACTCTATTTCTCTATATGGCAAAGCTACATTTACTTGACCTGTATTTGTATCTACATATTCGCTTATATCATAACTTGTTCCTGCTGTATAAAAGTCATCTAATTTTTGTACTTTAATTTTACCAAAGTCTGCATCTTGTGCATCACTAACATAAAAAGCTGTAAGATTAAACATCTTAAATAAGGCTGTAAGAAAATCTAATATTTTCATATCAGGTATTTGTTCAGTAATTATAAACTGAAATGTAGCAAAAACAGGAAATGAACCTGTATCATATGTATCGTTCCATCCAGAACCATCTGCAAAACCTGCCAAATCCCATTCTATTTTAGAGAATGTTATATTAGCACTTACTCTTATTATAACTGTAAAGATAGCAACATCCATAAAACCCATATCTCCAGGATCGTAAGTATTATCTCCTGTTTGTTGTGTAAATGATGCCCATACTGTACCGTTACGATTTATAATTACATCATAGGGTTCTGACGATGACGTTTGTATAGTCAGTTGTTGTAGTATGTTAGGTAAATAACCTTGATTAATTATTATACCAGAACCAGTTACATTAGTAGTTTTAGAACTTGCTGTTGACAAAGGGAATGTATCTACTAAAGTAGGAAATGTAGTAACTTGTTCAGCAGGTTGTACTAATCCTTTTTTTCTATGTAACCACATATGTAGATTATAAAACTCTGCATTACTTGTACTAAAAAAGTCATCAGTAAAAACTAATGAAGGATAATTAACTGTAATAGCTTCTATTATTTCATATAATCTTATAGCATATTTTAAATCTTTCCAGTAAACACCATTTGAATTAGTACCTCCTCCTGTATGCCAATATAAATTACCATTGTCAGTACCGTGTGTTTGTGAATCGTAATATAATCTTGATATTGTTCCACTTGCTCCTGATGTTATTAAAGGACATAATATAGCATCACTTGTATTTTGTAATTTTGCTTTTATATTTGCTGCATCATAATTTAAATTATATTGATCTAAATCACTTAAAGCACCAAGTTTGTCATCTCCTAATATGTCTTTTATGTTTACTGTTTCTCCAAAGAATGTAATACGATAGGCATACGCTTTATTTAGTTTTAAGTCTACGCCATCAAGTCTAATATAGCCTTGTTTAAAAGCTACATTGTTTAATTCTATTTTTGCATCTACTTTATTTCTTGCATCAAAACCACCAGTTATATTAAAGTTGTAATAATGCTTGAATATTTTATTATTAGTTTTAGAAGCTGGAACTGTAAAGGTTTGAGTAAATTCAGTAAATATCTTTGCAGGGTCTTTTATGTTTTGTATTGATTGATTAAACGAAACCTGTTCATCTTTAAATAGATCAATTCTTTCATCACTAATATATAGTTGTAGTTTCTGCATTATCTAATGTTGTTTATGTAATCAAATGACATATCAAAATCAAATGTATAATCTATTAGTTTGTCGTTTAGTGAAGTCTTTTTAACCATACTATTTTTCTTTACATTAACAGGAACATATTGTGTTGAATTAGGATTAGTTGGGTCAAGTCTTGTAAGCCAAACTTGCTCTGACAATAATAATTGTTCAAACCATTGATTAGCCCATTCGGGATAATACCCACTACTTAATGTTATACTTGTGTTTGCTACTGTATTATAATCTTGTTTAGTATGTACATAAGGACTATAAACCCCTGCTGTATTTATAACTACTCTTTGAAATTGCTCTTGTTTTTTATTTGTTGTATTTACTGATTTTAAGAAAAACCAAATATCCTGTAATGCTCCAAACTTATTTACAAATGTAATTTTATGACCATTACCATATTTAGTACAATCAATTCTATTTATATTCATTTTAACACCAGCTGGACTTCCTGTTATTTCTACATCAGTAGCTCCATAACTTTGATAGCCCATTGTAGGTTGATTAGTTGGTGTAGCATTAATATAAGGAACTGAACCTGATGTATTGTTAGGCACATAAATATAATATTCATTATTTGCTGTTGTGTGATTAGGGTCGCCACTTATTAACCAAGTTGGTCTTGAGCCAAAAGGAACTGTTGGATTTGAACCCTCCGTAAAAGTTCCATAGCCATCATAACCTATATCTGTTATTGTACTTGTTGTTAAAGCAGTTCCACTTCCATCTGTTGAAGCGTGTGAAGTTAAGGTAGATATGATTGCTAAAGTTTCAGCAGTATAACTACCATCATAAGTTATGTTTATAAAATCTCTACATAGTTCTGCTATTTCCCAAAGCATATTTGCTCCTGCTGTTGCGCCTTTTACTAATGTATATTGTATAGTTCCATCAATACTAATAGTTAGTTTAGCAGAATTAGCTCCTGTACCTGCTGCTGCGTATTTATATTGTGGACTTCTTAATGCTATTGCTGCCATTGTTTATTTTTTTGTTCCTAATATTATTCCTTTTTCTATATCTAATATAAAGTCGTTTACTAATTCTTCTGGCAGTCTTTTAAAAGCTGCTTCAAATGGTTTAGTAAAAAAGTATGTAGGTTTAAATCCTTGTGCGTATATACTTCTCTGTAATACAAATGCCATACTCTTATAACTACCTTTTTTAAATTTACCTTCTTTATCTCTAAATCTTATATTCTTTCTTTGCGCCCAGTCTCTTAAAGGTTGCATTGGTGGCATCTTTTGTTTATAACTAAACTTACTGTTAGGAGCTTTTTGTCTGCCTCCTTTTATTAATGCAGGATTAGCACCCTTAACACCTTGATCTTGGAATATACCGTAATCTTCCATATAGAAGTCAAGTATAAATCCTTTTTGTTCTTCATCTAACGTGTATCTTATTGATTCATATAATGCTCCTCCACCCTGTTTGTTTTTAGTCAGTCTTGTTCTGGCTTGTTGCACAACATATCTTCCAAAATCATTAAGAGCCTTATTTATATTTTCAAAGTTCATTAACAGATTCTTATATCGTTATAAATTATAATATCCATTGTTGCAGTCCATCCAGCTAATTGGTTTTCAAACCTATCATAAAATGGTTCACAATTTACAGGACTATCTAATTGATACTGGTCTTTGTATAAAGTACCCATTCTTAAAACTTGTATTACTTTATTTAATACTGCTAATTGTGTGTTTAGTATATCTTGTTCATTATTGTTTCCTATAAACCTATCTTCTGTTTGTAATTTAGATTGATCTACAACATCCATTGCAAGGATGCTTATGTTAAACGTAAGTGTTTGTTCTTCTTGTGTTACGTTGTTGACTATAATGTGAGCAAGGGGGAATATATCTTGCTTGTTAAGATTGACATCATATAGGTCTCCTGTAGTTACTGTATTACAATTTATGTCAGCTAAAAGCTGGTCTTTTATTGTTTCAGTTAATTGGTAAAATCCCCTTATTCCTTGTTGGCTCATTTAAACTTACTTTTTATTTGTTTCGATTCTAATTCGTTTTTGTCTTTCATAAATGCTAACATCATTAAACATTTATGCATTTCTAATTTTGTGATATCTTCAAATCTTGTAATATCTCCTCCAGCGAGTCCGTAAAGGCTCGAATACCATCCCCACTTTTTTGCAAATCCAGCACGTCCAGAAGTTGTTTCTCCTCCTTGTTCTCCAAATAACTCATCATAGTTTTCGATAATTCTATCCCTAAACGATAAAAAAAAAGTATAGAACCGAATACAGCATCCATAGGCATTGTAGTAATTCTGTCCTTTTTATCAGGGTCATAGTCCTCTATTAAATACTTGTTTCCAAGTTTTTGTCTGATAGGTCTGTATAATACATTCATTGCTATTTCTATATTATCCCAGTCTCCCATATAAGTATCTAGGTCAATATATTCTCCTAATGTAATTTCATCAAGATCAGGAACAAAACCATACTCGACATTGTTAAGCCAGAAGGACTGTACTAAATCAGGCTTCTGTTCAAACATATCTGATATTATTCTTGTAATACGTTCTGCATCTGACAATCTTATGTTAAGAGCATCTTGAGGTTTTACCCTACAAAATATCTCTATCATTTTAGTCTGTATGAAGTTATTATCCTTTGCTTTGTCTTGAGCTTTTAAGAACCTTTGATATTGCTTTAGTGTAATCTCATTAAGTTCGTTAGGAACGTTTATATTAGCTTTCATACTTATATAACGTAATTAAAGTAGGATTTTAGTATAAAAAAAAAGGTGCTATTTCTAACACCCTTTTTCCAAACAAAACAACTCGTTTATAACATACTGGCTTCCCAACAATCGTTAGAACAGTAGTCATCTTTTTTATGTATAGGTTTATCACACATCATACATTCGTATTCAGGTTCATCTGATGGAAGTGTGCTATAAGTCCAATGGTTACTCACTATAATATTTATTTTCTTCTTTTATTAATTCTAAATCATACAAGGCTTCATTCATTCTTTCTCTATATTCACTATTAGCCATTTTAGAAGCTGTAAGATCATTCTGTAATCCTGCAACGTAAATTGAATTATCAATAAACGCATCTCTTAATTTTAGAACCTCTTTGTTTTTAGGTTTTGCCTTTAACCATTTTTTAATTAGTTCTCCAATTAATATTTGGTTGTTACTGTATTCTAAATCTTGTATGTTCTGTATTTTGTTTCTCATACTGCCATTTCTAACAAATGTAAGAAAAAAAACAATGCAATATAAAATACTGCCCAGCCTATAGCTGCATAACCTGCAATCTTTAAAAATGTTTCTTTGTTTTGTTTTTTAGATATTTTCTTTGCAATGTAATATCTTCTGTTTCCGTTATCTTCGTAATAGTATTTCATTATGATAAAATTAAATTTATAATAGTAGCAATAACTAATAATACAAATGCTACTTTGATTGTGTTAAACATAGCTTCTTCCCTTTTAGGATTACGCCCTTGATTTGATCTATACTGTCTTTTTTTCATAGTATATCGTTTTGATGTTTAAAGTCTAAAATGTTTTTATAAGATGTTAATGCCCAGTCTTTGTGATGTGGTTTTAAATCTCCGTGTTGTATTAACATTTTTAAAGTTGTTTCAACATCTATAATTTTAAATTTATCTTCTAATTTTATTTTATTTACTGCCATATGTTCTGTTTGTTTATATAACTGCTTCATTGCAATTATACTGCAATATATAACTATTTATTTAATTAACAAAATATTTAATAACTTTTTTTATAAAGGTATTGTTACAAAGGTTTTGCCAAATCTCCAATTAAAAGGGTCTTTTAAAACTAAACCTGCTTTATTTGATTTAATCCAAGCGACCTTTCCTTTGTGTATTCTACCCTGATAATAAACGTTAAGTGTTTGCCCTGTTTTGTATTTCATAGATGCAATATACAAAATAAATAACAAACTTGTTAATAAAGTTTATTCAAACTCTATAATGTCACACTCTCTACAGTAGTAGTAGTCCTTATTGTCTTTACCTGAATATATTGTCATTGTCTGTTTACATTTTTTACATTCCATATCATTGTATATAATATTTACCCCTATTAGGATTTTGAAGCTGGTAACTTACTGCCATTCTAATTGCATCTATTAAATGATTATGTTTATCAATAGGCGTTTTAGATTTCTTCTCAAGCCAACTATAATTGTTTAGTTCTTTGATTAAGTTAATTGAATCTTCTGTCACTACAAGATCATAGTCTTGCATTAAAGCAATTCCGTAGGTAACTGACCCAGCTCCCTTGATTGCTTCTACTATATTACAGCCACGTTGTTTTAATTCATAAATTAGACGTTTCTCTGCACTATCGCCTATTATTAAACTATCTTTTGCGTGTTTTAAATTAAGCCTTGCTATTTCACTTGTTGTTAATGTTTTTAGAAAAAAGCATTCTTCTAAATATATTATTTTATTAGCTGTATCTATACTTGTTTTTACAAGAGTATTTTCGTCTGATGCAAATCCATAATCTTGACCATATACAGGAACTCCAACTTCCTTGAAATTACCTATTGACCAGTTAGTGAATATTACACCTTCTGCTTTGTTTAAGAATGAGCCAAGAAGCTGATGTTTATATTTTTCTGGTCTGCGTTTCTTTATGTTTTCTATTTGACTTAAATAACTTTCTGATAGGTTCTTTAAGTTATCTAAATAAGTTGTGTGTATGTAGGTAACATTTTCTTTTGTTGTGTTCACACTTTCTTGGACTCCCTTATCTTCAAAGAATCTTTTATATATCCAATGTTCTTTAGTTGTAGGATTTAATATTAGTATTACTCTATTATGTTTGCCTTGTTGTCTTACTGATAAATCAATCTTGTCAAATGTATCTTCATTAGTAAGTTCTTCTGCTTCATCTAATACAAAGGTTGTAACGCCTTGTAATGACTTTAGATTAGCTGTTTGATCTCCACTTGATGTTTTGATACCTTTAAAGATTATCTTGCTCCCAGAACGCTTATTTCTTATTTCATCTTTTGTGATATGAAAGTCATCAAATATTTTAAGCAGTTCAAGTTTTTCAATAAATTCAGGGATAATAGAAATATAAGTAGAAGATAAAGTGTAACGAGTAAACAGTATAGTATGTCCAGCTTCATAAGTTAAAAGAACTAATAAGAGGTTTATGGAGAATGATTTACCAGACCCACGTCCTCCAGTTACAATAAAGTACCTCCCATCTGATTCAGCAATAGGAGCATACTTTTTATTTATTTCAATCACTTAAATTTGATTAGGTCTCTAAAGTTTACATTAAAGCCGTCACTTGAAGATATGTCTACAGATTCTTTAGGTTTGCCATATCTATAACCGAAATATAGATTCATAGCTCTACTGTCTCCTTTTAGTATTTGTTTACCTAAAGTTTTAATTACTTCATCATTATCTATTAAGGCATCAAGTTTTTCAATCAGCTTTAGTTCGTCTGCTTTTTTAGGTCTCCCTGCAAAGCCTTTTGTCGAATGTCCTCCATTGTTTTTTCTATTATCCACAATTAATAAAATATTAATTAATTAATTCTATATATCTATATAACGTAATTTTTAACTTATTTTAAAATAATCTTATTTGTGCCTTATGTTGTTCTATTCTTTTTACTGCAGCTTCATAATAATCTTTGTCTATTTCATATCCTGTTAAATCATATCCTAAATTATGACAAGCTATTGCTATGCTTCCAGAACCTAAATGTGTATCAAGTATTGTATCTCCTTCTTTTGCATAATTCATAAGTAACCATTCATATAGTTTTACTGGCTTTTGAGTTGGATGTATTTTACCTTTATAGCTATAATCAACTTTAATATTTTTATCAAAACCACTTGTGTTACCTACACTTGTATATCTTATTATTTTTGCTTTTTTTTTAAAAGATGTCCAAGCAAGTTCAAAGTCATCTGCTTTATTTACATATCCCATTTTTACAAAATATTTATCCCAACATATCCAACTTCTATTTTCATATAAATTATTTATAAAATAGTTAGCACCCCAAATTATTTGATTTTTGCTTACCCTAAATAATTCTATAAAATACTCTTTAGTTGGTTTCATATCAATAGCATCCCATTTAGCAATATCAATACCATAAGGGGGGTCAACAATAGCTAGGTCAAATTGATTATCTTTCATCTCTTTCATAGCTTCTAAACAATCTTCATTGTATATCATTCAGTTCCAGAAATGATGTCTTTTTTTGGTCTGTCTTGTAGTAAGCTAAATCCTAATAGTAAATAGTTAATAGCGTCTGCATATCTTGTTTCTAATGGTTCTGCTTGATGCATAGTAGGGTCTCCTGCGTGTGCAAGTATTGATTGTATGTGTTTATTAAAAAATACTGCCCATACTTCCATTGGTTCTATGCCTATAAACTTTGCAGAACATTTAAAGTTGTGTAGTATGTCTAAATTCTTTTGTGTGTATTCAGGTTGTTTAACATCCATTATTTGTTGACAGATGTCTAATAGATATTTTTTTGTTTCTTCAAATTCTTGTTTAGTCATAATTCTGTATTGCTTTTTTTATGTATTCGTATATCTGTAATTGATTAATAGCATTGTTAAATTGTAATTCTACTATTTCAAATTCAATGTCATTGTCTTTTTCAATGTCATCTTCTAATTCTTTTATCAATCTTTTTTGTTCCCAAATTTTAGATTGAATTTTTAATAAGGCTTGTTCTTTTAGTTTATTCCCCTGCATAAGCTGTTGTGCTATCTCTATATTGCCATTGCCATCCCTTTAACATTAATTCCATTCTTGTAATAAATTCTCCTTCTCTTTCTTTAGGCACTTTATTAATTAAGTCTATTATTTTAGATTCGTTTGGTTTTGTATTTAGTCTTTCTATTTCTGCTTCAAGTTCTTTACATTTAAGTTCTAAATAAGTTTCCCTGTTTATTCCTTTTATGTTCATAGAAGTTTTTAGAATAATCATTTCTTCTATTTCTTGTATTCTTTTATTTGTAGACTTATATAGCTCATAGTTTTTTAATGCCCATATAATAGTTGCGTGGTTTATACTTGAAGCACTATCTTCAAAGTATCTTGACATTTCTGTCAATCCCATATCTAATTTGTTTTTTAATATGTAGAAGAATAACGATCTCATTTCTACTATTTCTCTTTTTCTTGATCTTTCAAATATATTAATGCCTGATAGCTCTATTACTTTTTCTGCTATCTCGTTTTGAACAAACCATTTGTTTTCTTTAATCATTTCTTAATTTTAATAGGTTATAACATTCTGCGTATTTCTGTCTTGCCTTACCTTTGTATTCTTGTTTAAATAATTCGTATAGTCTTTTAGTGTATTGATATTTACTTTTGCAATCTGCAAAATATTTTTCTGCAAACTTTTTACCTTTGCCTCTAAAGTAGTTTACGTTGTCTGCTGTATCTCCTACTATCATTTGTTCATAGAAGTTGTATAATGCTTCTTCTTCACTTATGTCTAATACTACTCTATGTTTATAGTGATAGTTATACATTAAGCAGGGGAATTGTTTATAGTCTTTGTCTATGCTTACAATCATTACATTATCCCTTCCAAATTCATTTGATAGTGTTTGCCAGTATTTAGCTACAAGGTCATCAGTTTCTAATCCATATACAAATTTACTGTCGTATGTATCTTTAACGTATTGGTGCATATCGTGTAGTAATGGAGGTAACTCTTGTTTTTTTCTGTTTGCTTTATATACTGGTGTTAGTATTTTTCTAAAGTTTCCTTTGCTTCCATTAAATGTAATTACTTTGTCTATTTCGTATTGTTCTTCAAGATCATTTACAATCTTCATAAACTGTTCATCAAACTTAACAATAGAATCTTCTATGTCTGTATAGTAAGGGTCTTGGTTTTCTTCATCTCTTGTTCTGTAACAACTTGCGAAGATTAAGCTGTCTGCATCTATTAACAATATCATTTAATAAAAATAGTTAATTAAACGATATAAACAAAATATTTAATAAGGTTCGTTAAGATTAATTCTTGTGGCTTGATTTTCTTTGAGTAAGTAAACAGGTTTGAGTAATCTTTTTTTAGTCCACATTGTAGTATCTGGACAGTACATATCTACTGGTTCTGGAAGTTCTAATGCATTTAACCAGTACAGATAATTACCTTTAGGGTCACTAACAAAATATAGCTTGACTACTTTTTTATCCATTTGCATTAATGCATCATATTTATATTTTTCTAACATTTTTTCTTCATAGTATTTGTTTCTAAATTTCATTTCTATAACACAAGGATTCCCTTTAGGTGTAAATCCACAAGCATCATAATGTTTAAAACCGTCTCCAGTCCATTCTAAATCCCAGCCATCCATATTTAAAAAAGCAACTAATACTTTTTCAAACTTTTTTATTGTTTCAATTCCCATTATTCCAAACAATATTTAATTCACTAATCCATTTATTAATTAGTTTGGGGTTACAGGTACAAGGTTCGAAGTATTTATGATCGTAATAGGTTGCGTGGAACTGACATACCATTTTAAATTCTTCACGACTAATGGTTGATTTTTTTGAAAGCCTAAATTTTTCCCAGTCTTTGAAATCATATTTATTAAATTTTACCATCTTTTTATTTTTATCTTATTTAAAGAATCACGTCTTTCATCACATCCACAATCTTCTTTACCTAATTTCTTCAATATACTCTTATATTGA